TAAAGGGAATTATTTATGATTATATAAGGCAGGTAAAAGATTAGCCTGTAATTAAATCTTCTGAACCGATTCCAGTTCTTCTAAATCTTCATCGTCTAAAATCTGTTTAGCTAATTCCATTAATTTGTCATGGGAAATATTAGCTAACATCTTCATAATAGCCTTACTCTTTTCATCGTCATTACCTTTCTCTTTGTCGTTTGGCTGCGCTCCTGTCTTTTGGTCTTCAGGTATTTTAATTTTCGCCTTTTTGGTTAGTTTTAATTCTTTGGCGTATTGCTCAATTATAGCAGGTACATCCGACATTTCTCCTAAATCTTCAAGTATCTTTTCAACTGTACTAAATGGAATACCCGCACCGGTAACGCCTAGCTTTAAACGTGCGGCCATTACTTCTTTTAGCGGGTCAATATTCGCTACACCTGAACCTATCCAATGGCAATGACGATAAGCATTTAAAACAATATTATCTTTTTTTGCAAATGCTTTTAAATAACCAGGTGCCTGTATTTTATTTTGCAATACCATGATATGAAAAAACAACTCATAGATAGGCTGTAAAAATTGTACTCCAAAATCCTGCCTTTCAACAAGTATTGTATGTTGCCAATCTTTAATAGCGGCGCGACTTGCTGAATAGTTACTATCATATTGCGACTTAGCAACCTCCGGCGGCATTAAAACAACAGAGCAAACTAAATCAAAGTTAGTACCGTAGAAATCTTTAAAGTATAATTGTGCGTCACCGTTTTGGTTAAGCGTTTCAATTTTTTGACCCTTTGGCAAAAACAACGCTGTCTTATTAGCAGAAGATACCGCTTTTGAATTTAATTGTATTCCATTTATATCCGTTGGCACATCATTGTTAACTGTTGCATCTGAATTTCTGATTTTAGCAAGACTATCTTTAAAAGGATTTTCATCTGTACTAAATGCTTGCTGCACTACCTGATAAGATATTTTGGAGCGTTCTTCTGCTGTTGTGTTGGTAGCTATTTTATACCTGTCCATTATAGATATAGTATCTAAAACAGCAGATAGAAATGGCATACCGCGTTTATTATCTATTCGGTATTCCAGGCCCGTAACCATGTAAGCCATAGTTAAGCCGGTGCTTACGCTTTTAGATAATACCCTTTCAAAGGTTCCGGTGTAATAACTCATGCCAGCGCCAGGATTAGCGGTTCGAACGTAGAAAGCAACTGTTTGGCCATCGGGCGAATATTCAATTCCATTACGGATAAAGTTACCTGCCCCCGGTTGGCCGTCTGCAATTTTAAAGGCGAAATTATCATTACCCATTATCGGATTCCAAACATGATCGCCGTCTATTAATTGTATTGTCGGTTGACCGTTTGAATATCTCAGTATAACCAATACATCTCCGCCTACCTTACGATTCTTTTGGGTAACGGCCATTTGTTTTCGCAAAGTATCTTTGCCGTAGTAATCGCTTGTTTTAGATTTACAGAAAGATTCCCAATACGCCTCCATTGTATCATTAAACTTTTCGGCATCGAATTTAATTCCTTCTGCCTCCAGTACTTTCATGTGCGGATTAGCTTGCAACTTCAATCCCCCGCCAATAACACTCATTACATATTTGTTGATTATTAACTGGCTTACATCACTATCCAAGTATGACTGCCAACTGCGTAATCTCAATAGTTGATAATCCAAAGCATAAACCTTAACCGGCCCCATTGAGCCTAAGTTCTTTTCACCGTTATAGCTAATGCCAAACACCTGCATATTACTGGCTTCTGCACCGTAATAAGAGGCACTCATTTTATGCTTATGCGGTTCATTTACCGATTCAGATTTTGCACTGAAAAACGATGTAACGCCCTTTGCTATTCTACCAATAAGATTAACTCCTGAATCCGTTGCGGCCATATAGGTTTCTAAAATTACTTTGGTCAATTAATCTGAATGAACGGCCATTTATTTGGTTAACATAATAGTTTTTCATTGCCTCTAATCCAGCAAGCGCATCCGTTACATCCTTAACGCTTCTATAAATAGTTTTCACTTTTGTTTGCCCGGTATCTAAATCATATTCGTTAATATTTCCGGTAGTAACAGCTTTTAATAATGTACCGAAATGCACATCAATAACAGCATCCAAAGCAGCAATCCTGGCCTTAATAGTTTTGCAACTTGTTATATATGCGTAAGTGGAATCATATACTACCATAACTACAAATTTAGTCTTTTTGGCTTAATGCAAAATATCTTTTCTTTTACAAGGTAGTAAAGCATGGTAAGGATTGATTTTATTAGTTGCTTCATTATTCAAGACTTAGATTATTAGATTCAGTTGCATTAATATCGCTTTGTATTGTTGGCAATAAAGCGGTTAATGCAGTTTCTAAAGCAGTTGCGGCAGTTACTAATGTAGGGTCTGTTACCGATGCTTTCGCTGCCGTTGCAAATGTTTTTACAATATTAATTGCATTATAAAAATCAGTTAAGGCCGTTTTGTTTTTATCTCCCAAAACCGCCTTACTCGTTCCCTGGTTTAATTTAATCTTAGTGGAATTACCCTGAGCAACTATATCAATTTCACCGTCTTTTTTACACCAAACAGAACCTTGCAAATTACCATCCTTATCAGTGGCGTAAACTCGCATTTCCCCTACATCTGCCAACTGATTTTTATTAATATATCCGATTACAATTGATTGGCCGCCATTAGCATTTTGAGCGTAAATAGCAATCATATCTTTTATCGGATTACTATCTAAACCATAAGGCATACTTTCGGGATGATTACGTACATCATTAGGCCCCCATCCCAAATATTTAATGAGGCGGTTTTTTGCGTTATTGAAAGAAGTGGAATCTACTTTTGCCTGAAACATATTAGTCTATCGTTTCCCATTCTTTTAATTCGGGCATAGCAATATTATTTTGCCCGTTAAGATTATGCTTGCAATCACCGCAATAATTAAATACCCCATTTTGTAAGTGAAAGTGACACGTTGTTTCTTCGGGTATGCCATCATGTGCAGGGTAAAAATGCCTAACACTTGGCGTTAATGTTGGACTTGATTCATTATGATTATACCCCCAAATCGGGCCTTTGTATTCTGAACCTGCTTCAAAAGGAATTAATTCATTGCAATCGCACCCAGGGCAGCGAAACTTTAAATATTTAGTGCCATCATTTCCTGTAACTATTTTGCTTACCATATTAATGTGTATTTATATTTCTAAACAAATATCCCGGTTGCTGATAATCGTAAACATTAGGAATAACGCAAGTTAATTTCGCGGTTTCCTGTTTTTCATCTCCCATTAATTCCACACTTTCAATAAACCACTTAGACGACTTGTAAAGATAAATATCTGAATTTTGAACTGTAATAACTGAGTTGGGTTTAAATACTTTCCCGTTTTGCATTGTCCATCTATCGGTAGTAATAATTAAACGCAAGCCTCGCAACTCATCACATAAAGCATTCTTTGCAGATTTCAAAGTAAAGTCAGAACCATCCAAAGGAGCGGAAACGGATATAACTTTAGTACGTAAAACATAGGGCACGTAAGGATTTCTAAGTGTTGACATGTATCCGGTTGGCACAAAATAGCCTCCGGTTACATGAGGTTGCTGTACTGCTGTTATGTGTGAGTGCATACGTTGACCGTCAAAGGCTAAACTCATTGTAGTGCCAGGTACTCCACGTTTAAAAGTAGCTACTGATTTATGATTGATTGCGCCTTTGGTAAATACTAAATTGCCGTGTGCATCGTGGGTGAGAATTATATTTTTATAACTTGCTAATTTCGCTAAGTAATGCGATATCTTTTGACCTACCTGTGAAGTGGTATTTAATATTTCGGAATTCATTTTTTCAGTAACGGAATCGGTATCATTTCCCCATGCAGTATTTTTGATACTATATTTATCATAGGTTCCATCTTCTGCAAGATTAGAAGCTGCTTTAGATTGTGGGGTATCGGATGGAGGTACTGGCAAAGATGCGTTTGCTGTTGAAAAAGGTAAATATTCCTCAACCGTTTTGGTGATTTCATTTTCCGGCGTTGACTGTGTATAGGAATTTAATCCGATAGTAGGTTGTATAATAGAGGCAACGCCCTGTACATCCTGAGTTGATTCAGATATTACGCTGCCATCAATTACCAAACCTATTCCAAACGGTTTTAAATAACGCAAAGCAATATCCTTTAAACTGCTATTTGTATTATCAAATCTCATTCCTTCTATTGCAATAGGAATATCCGAATCCTCAAGTACGCCTGTTAAACTATACCCTCCAATACTTACCATTTGTTTTACCGGTCCAGAATTAAATGTAATTGAAAGTACATATCCAGTTAATAATAATTCCCCGAAGTAGTATTGAATGGCAAAAGTAGAGGCTACGCTATCATATTTAAGATTGATATTTATCTTATTGAATAGCGTTATTTTGCGGTTACGTATGCGGTCATTAATGATTAGTTCCATTAAGGAATTATATTTATGCTGTTGCGGCTTTCACTGCCCACATACAAGCATTTTCATAGTCGGTTTGCGCAATAGACGCATTACGAATATCCTTTGCCTTAAGTTCTTCGCAAAGGTTAATTAATTCGGCAGTCTTTTGCTTTATCAAACTTACCGTATCGTTTTTGTCAGGATTAAATTCTACCCTTACTCTCATTTCTCCTAATGTTGGCATAAAATTGTTTTTAATGATTAAATATAATAATAAACTTTAGTATTTTTCCTTACAATCAACATGGTACTTAGCCCCGCATTATTTT